CCCTCGTATTTCTTCAGCCATACCAGCACCAACTGTACGACCATCTTTGTCTGTGATGATTGCTTTGACCACAACCTTTTGTCCATCATTGACAAGTATAGATGTATCTACACCAAAGTCTGTGCCATGATGTTTTCTAAAGGCTTCCATCCTGTGGACAACCTGTGTATAAAGTTTGCCACCTTTTTGTTTTACTCCATGTGATTTGTGCAGTTCTGCAACTGCTTCCATAGTTTTATTTAGATCAGCCATTGTTTGCTCCTTTGGCTTGTTTGTATAGAGAGTTACAGAGTTCTAATGTGTCTAACAAAGCCTGTTTCTCAGCTTTAAGTTTACATATTTGGTTTGTCAGATTATTTACTCTCATCTCTAAATCATCTAACTTCTGCTCTGTCTCCTGTTCTTTTGCACTATATTCCATTTTATACTCCTAATATTCCTTGTTGTAGTTCCTCGTCAGTCATACCATCATTATGATCGTAAAATCTTTTAGACATCATTATTCGCTGTTTACGACCTCTTTTACCTTTTCGTGTATGTTCGCACCTGACAATCATGTTCTTCTCTTCCAAGGCTTTAAAACGAGCAGTAACAGTAGAATAAGGATAGTCATGTAACTCTTGTAGTACATCATCTTGTATGCAGCCACTTGTTCCAAAGTTATCTATAACTTCGTAGACTATTTTTTCTAGACGATTTACTTTTACTTTCTCAGCAGACTCTATGCTAGTTGTATCTGCATCTTTTCTGTGTAGTTTATATACTTCAGTCATTATTTACTCCATAGTTGTTGTGCTAATTTGGCAATGTCAGGTCCATATCTCTGCAATACTTCAGGATAGTCTAGCTTGGCTCTGTTCTTTAGTTCTATCCAGCTACCTCGACTATCTTTGAATAAGTTTTGCATAACTTTCCAGTCATGTACCACGCTATCGTAAGCAACTTGCAAGTATTCATCTTGCATCTGCTCACAATTCTTTTCATCAATGATATGATAATCTGTTGCTGTTACTGAAAGCAAAGCTGGTTTCTGTCCTGTTGCTTTCCAGTAAACTGCCTGTTGTCTAATCCAAGATGGCAAAGGTTCTGTCCTTGGCTTTGGTATTCTCCAAGTTGATGTGCCGTCTTTCTTTGTAGGGTTTTTGATTGGTGCATGACATTTCAAATCTATCTGTCTGCCACCACCTGAATAATCCTGATAATATAATACAGGTACGTCTATCTGCTCTTCAATATGATGTTGAGCAAACTCTCCATCAATACTGTTGACATTCTGAAAATATTCCTTGATTCCTTGTGCTGCTACCTTGACCATATCAGGTAGGTAATCTTGGTATGTTTCGTACTCTAGCTGGTCTTTTCCGTTATCCCAAGTTCTTGGTGTGTACTGTTGATATTCTGTCAACGACTCCCTAATTGCCTGATTTATCTCAAGACCTTCTTGTTGTCCTTTGATTGGCGAGAAGTCATGCAAACCTAAGTGATGATCTAATGCAGTTTGTACTAGTCTGCCTAGCATCATTCGTGCTGCATCAGGATAGTTAAGTTTGTGTTCCTGTCTAAGATATAGTTTGAGTATGGCTTGATCTATTGGCAAGTTAGCTGTACTTGCTGATTGATGAAACAAACCAAAGTTTTTACAATAGTCTGGTATTTCCATTTTGCACCTCCAATATAATAAATATTATAACGTAGACATTTTGTCAAGAGCATGTTACAAGAAGATATGAAACTAAAAGATTACTTAAGAATAAATAATATATCACAATACAAGTTTGCTAAAATGTGCAACCTTGATCGTTCTGCTGTTTCTCTTTTGTTGAGAGGGAAAAGGTTTCCTAGACCTGATACACTCAACAAGATAGAGTTAGCTACTGATGGTCAGGTAAAGGCTAATGACTTTATGAAAGAAGCACAGGAGAGAATGGTAGGTAGATGATAGTAAGGTATGGCACTCTTAAAGATTTAAGTTATATTGATTATTTGCAAAAGAAAAACGCAGAAGAGTTATCTTTCTATCCTAATATAGTTTTTGAAAGAGAGTTAGAGAAAAAAAGAATATTACTTGCAGAAATAAACAATCAACCTTGTGGTTATTTATATCATGGTGCTGAAAAAACTTTTTGCAAAATCCATCAAGCGTGTATTGAATATGATTTAAGAGGACAGCTATATGGAGCAAAGTTAGTAAGAGATCTAATAACTCATTGTATAAATAAAAATGTTTTATCAATAACATTAAGATGTGGCTCAGATATACAAGCAAATTTTTTCTGGAAAGCAATGGGTTTTTATTGTGAATCTATAACTCAAGGTGGGGTCAGAAGAATGAGAGACATAAATAATTGGAGATATGATATTGTCAAACCTTTGTTTATTACAGAATTTTTACCTTCAGAAAAAAAGCAAGATTCAAGTCATTGGAGAAAAAGAAAAATATCAATCGGCAGTTCTTTTAAGAGAGGGAAAGAACTTTTAATTTATAGAAAAAAAGTTTTGCAAGATGCCAAACAGTAGAGACAAAGGTGCATCTTTTGAAAGAAAGATTTGCTCACTCATAAAGCATGCTCTTGGTTATGATGCCAAGAGAAACTTAGACCAGTATCAAGTTGGTGGTGCAGATATAGAGATACCTGGTTGGTCAATAGAATGTAAGGCATATCAAAAAGGCACTACCTACAAACAAAGCTGGTGGGAGCAAGCAGTAAGTAACTGTGGAGACAAGCAGCCTGTTTTGATTTACAAATACAACAACCACCCAATCAAGTGTGTTATCAGGCTAGATGTTTTTGAAACTGGTTTCTCTACTAATCAAGACCTAGTTTGTGAAGTTGATATTGACACATGGTTTTATATTGTCAGGGAAAAAATATGAGAAGAGACCAGGCACTAGACAAAGCCAAGGCTCTTGTTACTGGGGATAGAGCAAAAGACTATGGCAATGCCTATGATAATCATGCAAGGATAGCTAAGTTATGGTCAGCTATTATTGGTGTGCAAATTTCTGTTAGAATGGTTTATCTTTGTATGATAGCTTTGAAGATAGCTAGACTTGTGCAGAATGAAAAGCACATAGATAGTTGGATAGACATTTGTGGTTATGGCAGTCTAGGAAGTGAAGATGGGAAAGAAAAGCAAGATAAGAAATGAGTACAATGAATTACGTCAGCTTTTCAAAGACATGCAGAAAAGAAAAAAGAAATATGATGATAGCGAAGATAGGTTCGAAGATGATCCAAGAGCAGCTAAAGAAATAGAGTATGGCAGAGTTATCAGGCAACCAACATACGTTCACAAAGATAGTATTTATGATTGATCTTTCTCTTCTATTGTGTAGAATGTAATCGAAGTTTTACTTCATTAGTTGTTGTGAATGAGAGGGATTTTCCCTCTCATTTTTCTTGCTCTTTCTCTTCTATCAAAGCACAAGCTGGACATTTGTAAACGTCTTTCAGTTCTGTTTTATTCATCTTTATTTTGCATCTAAAACAAATAATAATTTTTTCTTGGTGATTTTCACTTTCCATGTTATCCTCCAGTCTATTATGCTACGGCATATATACTATACTATGCTTATACTATGCTTTGCATACTAAGCATTGCATATACTAAGCTTAGTATATAAACTATAATATTAATTAATAAACTATATTATAGTATTGCTCTAATAGTATATTATGTATTGCATATTATACTATGCTTAGTATGCAATGCTTAGTATGTGATACTATGCGTTTTTCTCTCCTTGTAATTTTTCTATGTACTCAAGTAAAAGTTTACTGTCATCTCTTGCTGCGTTTGAAAGCTCCATGTGTTTAACATTATTTTGTAACCACTCTTTAACTTTCTCTATTATTTTTTCATTAGTCATTGCTCTCTCCTTTATTTTTGTTTCTCTAATAGATAGCCAATCAATATACTTGTTTGCTTACTGATTGCTCTTTCTCCTGTTTCATGTCTGGAAACTGTTTGTTTATCTATTCCCAGTTCTGTTGCAAATTCAGCTTGTGTGTATTTTAGCCGTGTTCGTATTTGCTTATACTGTTCTTTGGTTATGCTTTCTCTTATCATCTAGCAGCCTTTCTCAATTTCATTGTCATTGTTTTTGCAGCACTCGTTGTGACTGCGTAAACTATCTTGAACAGAGTGTCTTTCAGGATCGTAACCATTTTCTATAAAATCCATGAAATCTCCAAAATTATCATAACACCAGGTATTGCACCAATCATGCTCCCAGTGATCGTAAACATAATATTTTCTAGCCATTGTCTTTACTCCTTTAGTTGTTTAATGACGATTTAAGAAGGCTACAGGCTAGTTAAATAGTTTTTAGGATATAAACCAGCCTGTAACTTGTTTCGTTTCTCTACGCCCAAATTATGTAGATTACGAATAAGTAAATACAAAACATAAGAAATAATAATATTTCAGCATTTAGTTTTATTATGTCATGTAATGTATATTTTTTTGGAGTTGCATTTTCTATATGCAGCTTTAATAGTTTTTTATTCATTGTTATTGCTCCTATATTAACAATTCTTTAGGTATGCCTTTTGAGTAATCTTCTATAATGTTTCTTACTCTCTCCCTGTCTAAACTGTCTCCACCTCCCCAGGTGTAATGCTCATATATTTTGCTATTACACCTAAAAAGATGTAGTTTAATAGCATCTCTTAAAAGTTTTTTTGTAAGTTTAGGTATTTCATAGATTTGATTTTTTCCATAAAAAGACCAGCAGTAATTAAAAAATTCATTGTTCATTGTTATTGCTCCTGTTTTAAATTTCTTTTCCTAAGTATCTTATTGCATTGGGTACATTTACTTTTACTTGTTCATGTTTATTAAGATTAAGTATTTGTAAGTTAACTAAGCAGCAAATTATATTGACTGTTTCATAGTCTTTAGCGAAGCTATGCCATTTATCTTGATACTTTAAAAAAAACTTTGTTGCAGCTTTGTTTTTAGTTGTCTTTAAACTCTTAAAATGTTCGATCATTCCAGAGTCATTATAATATCTAAATGTTATCATTGTTTATACTCCTTTGTTGTTGTGATTTACTCAAGTAAATCTTAAAAGCCTGGTATTGCTCCAGGCTTTCGAGGTTTACTAGATATTGTTAGCAGCAT